CTAGAATAAAGAAGCTTTTTAAGCGATCTTACTTGGTTGTCGAATTTGCAGAAGTCACTGCTAAAATATTCTAAGGATAGAGTATCTGCCTTTCCATCTGGATCATCTATAATAAATTGAAATCTTCCAGATGGCAGCTTTTTTGCACTTACGAGCTTAAGCCCTATAAAGGTAAGATACGCAGCTAACGCTAAGTCTGATGTTTCGTATTGATTCATGTAAGTTTCCTATTGTACAAAATCATTTTAAATTAATAGAATATAATGACTATTCAAAGCCATGTTTGTCTATATATCTTTTGTGTGTTGAGCAGATGGAGCCTCCCTTCGGCGCTTGCCTTTTGCATCTAATTCCATCTTTTTTAGTAAACTCACACTGTACAAACTCAAATCCAACTACATCAGTATATTTTTTATTTGATTCATTATCAACAAGCAAATTAACATCAGCCTCAACATTGCATTCTTCCATGGTGATTGGCTCAAAAATATCTGAATTATCTTCCATCTTTTCTTCCAAAATAACAAACGGCTCCGAATCAATCATCTCTGTATATTGCTCTCCAGATGGCTTTAAATCTGCCAATTCTTTTTCATAATCGAAAAATGTGTCATATTTATCTAACTCACTACCTTCCTCGTCCATGATAACATAATTTCCATCTCGTCTAGAAAAGGTAGAAGTTTGAACACGATTTTTTAAAGGAGTCGCTTTTATATGCTTAAGTCTATTTTGTAACTTTTTAGATATCACTTCTATTTCCTTAAGCTATAAAGAAAAAATAGTATAAAACAAAAAAGGCATGGTGTTTCCACCATGCCTTTAAAGCTAATCAAAAGATTAATTTTAGGTCATGACACCAGTAGCGACACCACGAGGGTTGACAATACCGATTCCAATGATCTCATTAACAACCCAACCAAGCTTAAGCTGCTTGGGTTCATCAGCGGGAAGTACCTCAATGTCCTGACGGACAGGCATCACACCAACAAACTCTGGATCAGCGCAAGCAAAAGCACGGCCTGCAGGAACAACCTTGGATACGATAATATCGGCACCAAAGATGTGACCATAAAGACCGGTCTGAAGCAGTTCACGCTGAGTGACTGGATCGACCTGAGAACCACCAGCTGCGCCAGCAGATTCCCAACCAAGAATGTCGGTGAACTCATTGATGTTGAGGAAGTACTTAGAAGTAACTAAGTCCCAACGATCAACTTGTCGCTTAAGATTAAGCATACCAACCTTCTGAAGGCTACCAGTTCCAGTGGTTCCGGCAACGATTCCATCACCTGCATCAAGAACAGTGGGGGCATTTTCACCACCCTGACCGCTATCTCCAGCAAACTCAAGAGCAGCAAAGACGTTAGCGTCTTCCTGTGCCTGAATTTCCTGACGAGCCTTCTGCTGCGCACGATCAACAACGTTGAATCGACGACGCTTGACTTCAGCGATACGAACCGTTGGGTTTGAGACAACCTCAAACTCAGGAACGGTCACGCGGTCACCAAAGACACGAGACTCTGGAGCAGCACCATTGCTGGATACAACTACAGCCGCGACATCAATATCACGGTCGTACACCGGCAGAGCACCCTGAGGTAGAGGATCCACGACTAGGGCCTTGCGAGCAACTCCCTGATAATCGAGGTTTCTACGGATTGGGTTAGCCATTGCTTGACCAAGGGCAATCTTGCCTTCTTGGGTCATCAAAGCCTGCTTAATCATCTCATCTCTCTGACCATCATTCAGGCCAGGCGCGGTGGCCTGAGCATTGCTTGATGGCTGAAGATCTTCGATGACAGAAGCATACTTAACTATCTGGGATAGAGCCTCCTGAACATTGGAGGCATTAATTTCACCATGTGTATTAAATAATGTAGACATAATTTCCTCCTATGCCGTTAAGATTTGCTGTGCTGCATTACCAGAGTACCATACTGCATGATATTCTGTTGCCGCAGCCAAACCTACTGCTGTGTTTGTTGTAGAGACGAGTGACGAATCTGTCACGCGTCCAACGTAGATACCAACGTCATGTCCGCTTGCCGCAGTGGTCAAAAGACCTGCGGCGGTTGCCGAAACAAGAGCATTTACGGTTGATGTTGCCGAGCCAAGGGTATCAGCGGTATCACTAATTCCGTATAACCCAGCCTGTGCCCAAACAGTTACCTTTCCAGATCCACGATTGGATGCTGGGCCAATAACTACAGCACCGCCACCGGCGACCTGTGTTGCCTGTCCTGCTGTTTGACCAATTAACGAACCAAAAAGCGTACCATAGCCGCCAGAAACCTCACCACCATCATCACTCAATCCGCCCAAGCTACCTGCTACGCGCACCTTTCTAATGAAAGAGACACCCGTGGGAGCGCCAATAGCTGGAGATCCACCTGGAGAGGGTCCAGAAGCAACATCAGCCGCATAACCTTCAGCGCTGGGGCCAGTCATAGCAGCTAACTCAACATACTCGCCGCCTTCAAGGGCCGCGTTGTCTGCATCGTCAAGGTCGAATTGTCCAAGGGGTCTTAACCCAGGATTTAATAGTCTTAAAGCCATTTTCTTATTCTCCTTTATAATTTTACATTAAATATATTCAACCATTGAATATATTGTCTAGGTTTATTCACTAACTTGAAATTTGATTATATTAACTAGTTTTCTTAAGCGAGTTACGCAACCAAGCGTAATTTGCTCTGTAGTTTCCTGTTGGAGTGCTAAATGCCACATCCTGTGTTTGACGTTGTTGTTCTAATCCGTTTTCAACAAGCCCTCCTCTTCCAATAGAGTCTAAGACTACTATTGCCTTTGGATGAGCCGAGCTAACTAAATCAGCACCAGTTTCATCATGCACATTGTACAGGGTTTTATAATCGCCTTTCGGGGTTTCCGATTTTTCGTCGTACAGTCTACCTAGACCTGTAAAATATGATCGGAGATATTGGTCACTATTACTGAGATCTGTTACAGCATCCTTGTAATAGGCCTTCGAAAAATCATCAGCTTCCTTTAGAAGCCTTGAGTTATCATCATTTAAATTGATATTAGTAGATTCGAGAGCTTCTGTAGCTAACTTTTTAATAGAATTAAATCTTTCTTTTCTGTTCATATTATTTTCCTCAAACATTTCTGAGTTTTTTAGCAAGCCCTCAAGCATTTCCGAAGCATTGGGAAATAGCTTTCTTCTCTTCTTTATTTGTTTATTTTGTAATTGTCTTTCTCTCCAGGTAAGTCTCTCTTGTCCTCTGGGATCAATGCCTGCTCCGGGTCTTCCTGGGATGTTTTTGTCTTTACGAATTCTTTTAGTTCTCCACTTTCCAGATCCAGGGCCAATAAGGCCCGATCCTAAGCTGTAATCTAAAATTAACTCAAAAGCTTCATTTAATACTCTTTGTCCGTCTGGAACATCTCGTGCAAAATCTTTAAGATTAAGATGTTGTCCTCCTAAGATTCCAGGGTTTTGATTGGCTGCTTCGTAAATCACCATATCCGATCCCCTGCTTTCTCGAAGAGTCTTCATAGCCAAACTTACGGCTCCTGCATTGTCTGCCTTCATAGCGTCTACAAAAACATAACGAATCTTTCCTCCTCCAAAATTATAAGGTCGATCCAATCTAAGATAAGCATCTTTATTATAGACAAACCTCATAAGTCTTCTCAATGTGGATTTCAATAATTTTCTATCTCCAGACTCTTCAAGCTCAGCGAGTCTATCATTCATCTCTTGCCAATTGCCATCTTCTGCTAAATCAGTAATCTCTTTGGTTGTAGGATGAATAGTCTTTCTTCCGGGAGAAGCGCCACCTTCATCTGGAAGTCCATCCCCATCATTATCGGGGCCAAATATATCATCTCTATAAACATATGCTCCACCAGCGATTGCCGCCATCAAGGCTAAACCCTTATTTCTCCACACTCCTCTTGACATCTTCCAAAGAATGAATTCTCTATTAAGCGGGTTCATAAGCTTTAACCATTTTCCGCCTGTTAATACATCAGCTGTTTGCATGATCTTAAGACGCTTTGCGGCGCTTAGTCCATCTAAAACTGTCTGTGTATGTACATCATCCATCTTTTTCAAAACTGCAATAGCATCATCTACATGCATATCTTCTACAGCTTTAACTGCTTTCGCTATATCTTCAGGGCTTCCGCTCTTTAATCCTTTTGCTAAATCATCTGCAACTCTTTTAATCTGCTCTGGAGTCTTGAGAGATCCTCCGGGAACTCCAGCGTCTGGAGGCCGGGGAGTTGGTGTGTCTGGAGGCCGGGGAGTTGGTGTGTCTGGAGGCCGGGGAGTGGGCGTTGGGCTTCCG